AGCCCTGCCGTCCACGGCAAGTCAAAGTCTGGCGCGATCATCTCCGCAAGCGAGTAAACGAACGACATCAGCCCACCAGGAGGAAGCGAAACCGTGTCCGCTAGCTGATACTGCAAGAGCAGCGTTTGCAGCAAAAGTTCGAGCGGGTAAGCAATCTTCGGGACAACCCAAAGGAACATCGCGCCGTTCGGAAAATCCGGCTCGTAATACATGTCGTTCGGCGTGACGCTCGCCACACCGGGAGCTTTTTTTGACGCCCACCATTTGCCTTTGTCTTGATGCACGCGAACTGAGAGTCGCACCGTCGTCTGCCCGATCCATGGCGGACCAGCGAGCGCGTTCAGCAAGATGTTCGCGTCGAGGATTTTCACTGGCCGCTGAAGGATTCCCGCTGCTTGATTGAAGTTCACCGTGCCAGTTGGCCCGATCAAATGCGGTTGAAGGTTCGGAGTTATCAGCCCCGTGAAAAACGTGTTCGCCCAGACGTATTTCCCCTCGGCGTTCCACGAATCGATGAGGATGTTCGCTTGCGCTTGAACGTCGCTCGCTTCGTTGCCTTCGGGTATCTCCGTCGGATCAATCGCGCCGATCTTCACCATCGCCATCTTGCAAACGTCGAGCAGCTTGAACGTGCCAGTGCCACCAGGATTGAGATACGATCCTGCTGGACCGCCAGGTCCTGCTGGTGGCAATACTGGCATCTAATGCGCGCCTTTCTATGCTGCGAGCAAAATTACGCCGCCGCTGTTTCCGCTGCTCGCTCTTCTTCTTTCTTTTTCAGTTCCGCGTCGAGTTCGCGCTGCAAGCGCTTAATGTTCTCATCGCGCGGAGTAGCGCCGCGTTGCAATTTGTCGATGTGCTTTTGCATAGGCTTCGTCGCCCAGCCCTTCTGCTTGAGCACTTCAGTGCGTTCTTCTTCGTCTTCGACGCTCTTGACGATTCCGCTTTCGTGATAGAGCAGCTGCGGGAAAGCGCCGGCGGGAGGGATTTGCGCGAAATGGTCAGGCGGCTTCGCGATGCACAGCGCTTTCAGTTTCGCGTCGAACGGCGATTCTCCTTCGTTGATCATGTGCGTCATCGTGCGTTCCATGTTCTCGTCGATGCGCTTGTCTGCTTTCCCGTTCGCGTCTTGAAACGCTTCGGGGAATTGCTGCTTGCACTCTTTGACGGTGAGACGCTTTTTCTTGGCCATTGGTTTTCTCCTTACGCTAATCCAACGGCGGTGAAACCTTGACCGATTATTTGCCACACGCCGTTATAAGCTCGCAAAAGAACTCCGCCACCCTTGAAAGCTGGAAACGTGATGACGGTCTTCACAGCAACTCCGGCAGCGATGATCGCCGCAGGGCAAGTGATCGTGTGCGCGAAAAGAGTGTCCGAAAACACGCCAATCGTCACGCCATCGTCGATGCCGACACGCGGAGCTGCGAGCGTCATCGCGTTTATCTGGCCGGTTTTGACGATGTAATTCCCGCCAACTTGAGGATTGATGACATCCGTAGTGCCGGAAAGCTCTATTGGACCGGCCTGGAGAGGATCGGTGTCAATCAAATCTTGCTGCGCATCGGCTGAATATGCGCCGCCTACGCTGCGCGCACCAACACCGCGCGGACCTGTAATGATGCTTGGCTGCCGTGGCGTTTGAATCTGAGTCATTGCTCTTCTCCTAATCTAAGAAAAAAGTGAGGGAGCGCCGGAAACAGCACGCTCCCGTCTGTTGAATTGTTTAAGCGATACGGCTCGGTACCCACTTCGACGTTGCCGCGTTCCAGCACCACGTGACAGGCACGCTGTTGCCTGCCGTCACGGTTCCGGCGGTAGAGATGTTCCCCGCCGCCGTCCATGTCCATACGCCTGTTGGGATCGTCACGAAGCAACCGCCTCCCGAAGCCGTCCCGTTAAAACCTATCGGGATTGCCCAAGTGACGATTGCAGCCGTGCCTGAGACGGTGAACAACGGTCCAGTTGGAGTATTCGTTCCAGCGCCGGAAACGATGGCAGCTGTCGCCATCAAGTTGTCTTGACCGGCGTTATTCCAGCCTGGAACCCACGTGCCAGTAACAGATGAACAAAGCCACTGCCCTCCGGTACGGATGTTGAGCCACGGAGAGACAACGACGTTCGCCGCCGTGCAAGCGACGCCAGAAATTCCGCCGCTAGCGGTCGGTATCCCGCCAGGATCGTAGTTATAGAAGAATCGTGGCGGGCCGAATAGCACCATGTCACCGCTCGGATGCGGAGCGGCGATGGTGCCGTTGACGCCGCGCACGACGGTCAGCGTCGTTCCGTTCACGGCCGTGACGAGCATCTCTTCGCGGCCAATGTAAAGTGCCGTGCGGTTCGGCTGCGAAGCCGTGATGCCGAGGTTCGGGTTGAGGCCAACGATGCCCGTTGCGGAAGCAACTTGCACGAGCTGCGGTGGCGGGTTGGTCGTGGACGAAACGCCTTGCCCAAGCAACGAACCTGCTATCGCGGCGGAGAGCGTCGTCTGACCGAGAAAGTTCTGTTGCGCTGAAGCTGTCACGCACGACAGCGCGAGAAGAACCAAAAGAACTGCTGATTGTTTTAGTGTTTTCATGTTCGTTGGCTCCTTAACCACAGAGCACCCTCCCTGCGCAACTATCGGCGTAGTATTGGCCGAAGCCGATACACGTGTCCCATGAGTTCGTCATCTTTTTCTCCGTCGGCGAGTACATCCTGACGAAGCGGACTGGTATGCCCGTCTTCTTGTCGCGCGCTTGCGAAGTCAACTCCGTCGCTTTCGGTGATTGCAACTTCACGCCGACCATCGCGAAAGCGTCCTTGTTGAGCCACAAGCCTTGAGCACCAGCTTTCCCGCTCGGAGCCGCCGTGCCAGGAAACAACGTCAACGCAGCGCCAGCAGCAGGCGTCGAATCGACGTTCTGATATTGCGAGCCGGGAAGGAAAATGGCAGGTGAGATGTTCAACACGTCGGCGCCACCACCTGCCGCGACGAGCGGAGCCGTGACGACGAACGTCTTAGGAACTGAAGATACGAAGCGCCTAGTCATGGGATTGACAAGGTTGACATTCGCGATGCCGATTGCGTCGCCGACGTTGAACGTGTCGCCAGCCGTCGCCGTGATCGTCAGTTGCGTGCCGCCAGCGCTTGCTGCTGTCAGCGTGACAGCGCCAGCCCATGTTCCCGCCGTGTGGCGGAAGAGCGACTCCGATTCGTACCAGTCGAAGTTCCAAAGACGCCCGAGAGAGCCTTCCTTGTACTGTTCACTGATCTCATCGGAAGGATTCAACAATGCTTGAAGAACAGGCACGAGCGCCGTATAGACGCTCGACGGAACGATCATCGCATTATCGCTGCCGCGAGTCGCTCCCGCCAAGTTCTTGAGACGCTGCCGCGCCTGCATGAACGTCGTCGCCGAGTTCGGATCGGTCCCGAGCACGCCAACGATGTTGTTCGCATTTTGATACGCGAAGAGCGCGGCGCGCGTGTCCATTTCTTGCGCGATTTGCTCCATTGCCGGTCGGAGGTACTGCTCCGAGATTTCCTCCTTCGAGCGCTCCATCAAGAGAGCTTCCTCGAAATCGTCGAACTCGAAATCAACGCCGAAAATCTGGTTGCAAGCCACGGTCGTGTTGATGCGGTTGATCGGCTGCGGAGAATAGCCCAAGCCGTCGCGGATCAAAAAACGCTGCGGAAGTTTCTTGCGAATCACTTCGCCAACAGGAAACTCACGGGTGAATTCCTTGTTGTCCATCGTGTTCATGTACTGCGAAACTTCGAGCATGTTGATCAGCAAGCGGAGAGCTTCCTCAGCGACCCAATCGGGAAATACATATTGGCCTTCTGCCATTGTTGTTTACACTCTCTGCGGCGGCAATACCGCTGCAATTCGCCTAGTTGACTTTCTTTTTTCGCTTCGCGCGGTCTTCTGCGTTCTTGCGCTCGCGGTACAGTTCGCCGCGCTCTTCGGAAGATAAATCCTTACGCTTCCAGGCAGCGTCGGCGCTGCCATCATCTTCTGGTGACGACGTGCCGCCGGCAGCTTCGGCGGGCGGCTTTCCGGCGTTCGTCAGTTTCTTGTCGATTCTGACGGGCGTTTTATCCTGCTTCGCGAGTTCCGC